CTTTGTCCTTTTGCCATATTAGCTCCTTATTTTAATTCCACCTTTTAGGTAGTTGTCTTTGTTTAAATAAACTGAATGATCGGGCGTTTGAGTATTCAAAGGCTTAGCTAACTTGTTGCCGTGCGTTTGAATGCCTACTCCACCACCATGTCTTTTTCCAACTCTTCCACCTTGAGCATTATGCTCTCTTTTTCTTGAATGTTTTCCACCCCATCCTTTATCTCGTTCCGGGTACACTTTTTTTAAAGTTTTTTCAGAGTAAAATGGCCTGTAGTCGTGTTTTCTTCTAATTTCGGCTAGTCTTTTTTTTCCTTCTTCTTTATGGCCCTTAAGATGATGAACCTTGCCTTTAATCTTTTTCACATCTTTTTCAGCTTCTTCATATGTTTCTTTAGAAACTCTTTTGCTATAATCTTTTGCCATTATGATTTTTTCCTTTTAGCCGCCATCTTTTTGAAAGTTTTAGCTAGAGCCTTAGCTCTACCTGTACATCCTGGTTTTGTAATCGGTGTACATTTTCCTTTAGTGCCTCTACGCTTAATAGATGCATCCACTTTTTGAATCCATTTACCATCTCCACCTTTTTTCATTTTAACTCTAGTTGCTAAAGGTTGACCTTTTTTATTGATAGTCATGTTGTCTAAATGTCCACCTTTTTTAGCACCAACTCTTCCACCTTTGTTATAACCTCGATTTAATTCTCCAATGACTCTGTGTTTTTCAGCTCGGTCTGCTGCATCGGGATGTCTTCGTGCATCGATACGACCCATTTCTTCTAATAAGTTCGCTCGACCCCCAATATTTTTAGCTGCTCTTCCACCTTTATTCATTCCTGCACGTGGAAGATCTTGTTGAGACAAAATTCTGCCTCCACCAAATTTCATGGCACGTCCAACCGTTTCCGGTTTAGAGTTTAATAGTCGGTCTCTCCAACCCATAATATCTCCTATTTGTTAACTTTGTTCTTACGTCCGAACTTGGCTTTTCTTTTACCCCATGCTCCGTAAGATTCATCTCTACGCGCTTTGAAAGATTGTTTCTTACCAGATTCTTTACCTCGTCTCATACCTAAAGATTCGTCTTCTCTAGCTGCATAGCCTTGTTTCTTCGCTTTGCCACCACGTCTAGCTCCGACTCTTCCACCTTTAGCATAAGGAAATCGAGATTTGTAGGGTCTTGTTCCAAAATCATTTCTCATAATTTTTCTCCTGTTAATTTATTACACTAACTTCGAGGGCCTTTCAAGGTTTTTACGTCTTTTCTTTTCATAACATCAGACCGCATTTTAGCCTTGTTGGACATCTCTTGTTTAACTAATGAGGTTTCAGCTCTTAAATGAGCTAAGTCCTCGTTTTGTTCGAGTTTGTCTTCTGTCAGTTCTCGATTCTGCACTAACTTAGCTTTATCTAAGTTAATTCGTTCACTTGTTTCTTGTTGCTTACGATAATTCTCCATAGCTTTCAAGTCAACTTCTTGAGCTTTTAATTTTATTAATGGGTCACTATCCAACATGGATGTGATTTGTTTTTCCTGAGCCATAAACTCTTCTGTAAATTCAGCTATTAAAACGGCTTTTCTAGCTTCCATTTGTAAATTTAGCTCTTGAAGTTGTTGTTGCATCTGTGGACCCCCCGCTCCTTGAGATTGAGCTTTCTTCACTTCCATAATTTGTTGAGCAAATTCAAGTTCCACATGCTCCTGAGCCATCAGACTAATATGCTCAAAGATATTCTTTTCTAAAGACGCCATGATCGGTGGATTGTTTCGGACAAAATTCGTTGCCATAAAATTCATATGAGCTGTGATATGAGCTCGGTGATCCTGTTTAGGATACGCTTGAAAAGGTTTCATACTCATCGCATCAATATGTTCCAACGCCGGATCTTTAGGTTGAGGCGGAGGTGGAGGAGGTAACAACTGATCGATATTTTTAATGCCTAAGGCTTCATACATTTTACGATAAGACATATAAAGATTATGCATTTGAGGATTGGACATTGCCAATTGTAATTCGGTTTGAGCGAGGGTGACTCTTTGGGTCATCGAAAAAATATTAGGATCGGCAACGGGAACAATATCCACTCGATCATCAAAATCAGCTTGCTTAACCATTCGTTGACCCCCAACAACATCATAAGGATATTCTTGTGGTAAGTACTGGGAAAAGATTCCGGAAAGTAATTTAAATTCTTGTTTAAGGGCATTATAGATTCTTTTATGAATCGCACTCATAACTCTTGAGCCCCTTTCTAATAACGCCACAGTAGTTCCTACTGCAGCATTTTGATTTCCATCTCCCACTTGCATATCGGCAATCGAAGCAAATCGTTGACCTGCTTGAACGACGATCCCCATTAATTGGAGTAATGTTTGAGAAGGTTCTTTATAAGGTAATGGATAAAAAGCATCTTTAAGATTTCCACCGGGTGCATCGACATCTCGGAACTCACCAGGTTGTAAAGGAGCCGCATCATCTCTAACTCGAATTCCTCTCATCTTAAATCCTGCAGGAAGATTGGATAATGTTCCTGCATCAAGTAATTGGCGGAGAGCGACTGTAGCAGTTCTGCTCAAGCCGCCAATCATATGTATCAAACCAAATCCATAGAAACCAAGTCCAGGCAGAAATTTAAAATGGACGAAGTATTGGATCTTTGTTTTGAGTGGATCGTTAGGTTGGTAGTTTCTTCGAATCGCTAAAATTTTTCTTCCTCCTGCTTCCATCGTTACAATGTAAGGAAGTTTAATTCCTGTGGGTTCTCCATCTTCAGGATTAATATCTTCAAATCCTTCAAGATCTAAATTAATGTGAAATTCTAAAATCGTATAAGTTTGATCGCTAAATTGGTTGTATGTTTTTCGAGTTCCTTCTAATTTTCGTTCTTCTTCATGTATCCGATCGGGTTGAATAGTTGGTTGCCCTAACTCAATATCAGAATAAAATCCCGAGACTTGAGATTTTCTAATCTCGTTATGGGACATGTACATTCTTTGAATGACACATTCCGCTTCGTCTAAAGAAGTTGCACTATAAGGAACAATTAAATCATCCGCTTGAACAAATTTGGAGACCGCTCGTCCCATCATATCATCATAATAAACTTTTTTAAAAGCAGAGCCCGCTAAAGGTAAATAAAATAACATTTGATCAAACTCATCTTCGTACTCCGGCATTTCATTCATGATTTGATAGTTCATGTAATCTTTAACCCGAGTTGCTTGATCTTCTTTATCTCGTGTGGAGACCCCTAAAATTTGAGTTCTGACAGGACCATCAGAAGGTAATAGTTCTTTATAAGCTGTTGCTTGAAATTGAGTAACCGCTTCTGCTAATACAGGGTGGGTTGCACCTGAAGCTCCTTGAAAAGGTTCACTTCGTTGTTGATATTTAAATCCTAATAAATCAAGACCGGTCACATACGTTTGTTCCCAATCTTTTCTGGCTACACGGTAATCTTCATACTCTTGAAAAAGTCTAGAACCTAAACGTCCTAAAACATCATCAGGAAGAAGATCCGCTAGATTAGCAGTATGATCTTCCCCATCCGCTTGATTAACTTTACCGGGTTCAAATTCGATATCCGCGCTGCCATCTTCGTTTTGAACAACCTCAATACCATCTTCATTGACTTCTTTTAACTTTTCGGTTTGTTCAATAATCGCTTCTTCGGGAGATTCTACGTGTACTTTTTCCGTTACATTAGGTAACGGTTTTTCTACTTCTGCCATAATATTCCTATGATCCTACATTAACTTGTTTTGGATTTGAAAACAACCCTACAATACCTTCACCTTGTGGTGTGGGTCCTGATAGGGGTGGCACCAATCCTGGTTCTCTTGCAATGTTTCCTGTTTCTATGATTCCACCTTCAGCTTTTTTCTTCAAATGGTCAGGAATTACCCCTTCGATAATTTCGTTATATTGTTCTTCTCCATAAACATCACCTTCTTTCGTAATGCCTACATTTTCCGGTTCCGGTATAATAGCTTCCTCACCTTCAATATCTTTATAAATTTTCTTTTGGAAAGCTTCATC